TGATGAGTAAAGTACCACCAGGAATGATAAACGGAATGCCTGTCGCGGACCCGAAGGGTCAAAACCGTGGCGCAGACTTTAGAAGTTACTTTGGACACTACAGAGAATATGGTATCTTCTTCAAGCCAGGGAACAACCGTTTAGAGTCTGGACTAATGAAAGTGTTTACCTACTTTGATTTAGGTAAATTAAAAATACATTCGAATTGTGTCAATATGATTCGAGAGTTAAGGGAATATAAATATAAACCTACGGAACTTAATCAAGAAAAGAACCGAGGTGAGAAACCAATCGATGCAAACAACCACACAATGGATGCACTAAGATATATCATCCAAGAATTACCAGATGACCCAGACAAGGTGGTAACGGAAGTCTACTTTACAGATAAGAAAGCATTTAATTTTGTTAGACAAGAGAACTTACCGTGGGAGCTTAGAGACAATGTGGAAGTCGAGCAAGATTGGTATGAAAGTTATGGGGGAGGAGAATAATGAAAACAATGAACAGTCGTTTAGCCATTGATATTGTAATGGCTGCACAAAAAACGAAACAAGCAGTATACCTCAAAAGAGGATTTATACAGGTCGACGCAAAGTCGATATTGGGAGTGATGTCACTCGTAGATATAGATAACATTGATGTCATAACAAATGATATGGACACGATGGATGCAATCTATCGATTATTAGAGGAGGCATAGAATGAATGAACAACTTTTTTATTGGCTTTCTTTTTGTATTATATTTTTATTCGGCGTTCTTCTTGGTGGGTTCCTTGCTAGCCGTTTTGAAATTTTTCTTAAATTTAGTAAAAGACAAGATTATGAAGAAAAAGTAAAAGAACTTGACCGAATGATGGATGAGTGGAAAAAGAAAGTAAGCGAGAATGATGAGACAATGTCAGATAAGATTAAACCATTTGAATTGTTTCCAGAAGATATTAAGCGGGACTTTGGCCTCCCGAGGGAGTTGAAATAATGGCAAAAGAAAAAGACCCTCGCCTCAAGCGAGCAGGGGTTTCGGGATTCAACAAACCGAAACGCACACCCTCACACCCTAAGAAATCACATATTGTTGTAGCAAAGGAAGGAGACAAAGTAAAGACCATTCGTTTTGGACAGCAAGGTGTATCAACAGCAGGTAAGAAGATGGATGCAAAATCAAAGGCGAGAAGAAAATCGTTTAAGGCTCGACACGGCGCAAACATTGCAAAAGGTAAAATGAGTGCGGCATACTGGGCCAATAAAGTCAAATGGTGAGGTGATATAAATGGCTAAGAAAGGATTATACGCAAATATACACGCGAAGAGAAAACGCATTAAGGCAGGCAGCGGAGAGAAAATGAGAAAACCAGGAAGTAAAGGTGCGCCTACGGCGGCTAACTTCAAACGCGCAGCGAAGACTGCGAAGAAACCTAGAGGAGGTAGACGATAATGCCAGCAGGAGTCGGATACAAAAAAGGAAAGTCAGCAGCTAAAAAAATGCCAAAAGCTATGATGAAACCAAAAAAGAAAAAGAAGAAGTGAGGTGACAAATAATGCAACCAGATTACAGTAAAATGGCGCAAGCAGCGCCACAAGAACAAGCAGCGCCGCAAGGACAACCAACTGAAGAACAACTAAATCAAATACATCAAGAAGCAGGTCTTCCACAAGGAAATGATGCAGAAGCAATAAAAGCTAGAATCTTAGCAGCTTTAGAATCTACTGGATTTTTAAAGAAAATGACTAAAGAAGGTTTAAAAGAGTTTACAGATAGTTTGAATGAATTTGTTAAACTACTTATGGAAAAAAATGTAGAAGCTATAAAAAAACATCCTATAACAAAACTTTTAAATGGTCTTGGAGAAAGAGCGATGGCAGCACAACAAGGAATGCAACAACAACCAATGCAACCACAACAACCAATGCAGGCAGCACCAAAGAACTTTGCGGGTATGATGAAACCGCCAGGGGGTGGTATGAGTGGACGCTAAAGACATTTGGCAAAAATCCAGAGACGCGATTGATTATCGCAGACAAGCAAAAGATAGCTTATGGATAGAACTTGACGCATTTGATAGAGGCGAGCAGTGGACGCAGAAAGGTATAATGCCTTCCTGGATTCCACGCCCATCTTCAAACTATATAAATAAAGTGAAAAGGTACAAGACAGGTAGTTTAATTCTAGAAAACTATTTAGGTGAGTTAAAACCACTTGCACCAGAGAATGAACCACAAATATGGATGCTACAACGCTTCTATGAGCAGTTATTTGACAAATTAAATGTCAAATATCACTTATTAGATGCGCTTCGTACATCTAGATTACTAGGGACAGGGATATTATATGTAGGTTGGGACGAAAACTACATTGGAGGAACCAGAGGACATCTATTCCAAGGGGAGATATTAGTAAAAGAAATCGAACCATCCACATTTTTCGTTGACCCATCAGCATTTGACCTAGAAGAAGCGATGTATTGTGGTACTTTTGTGCGTACAACGATGGAACAGTTGATGGCAGACCCGTCGATTGAGAAGAAAATGAAGAAAAAATTCAAAGAAAACCGTAAAATGAACAGTTATGGTATGCACAGCCAGCAAGATAGAGGAGAAATTTATGCAAATCGCGATTATTCAAGCTATCAAGACCACATTGTGGACCTCATTACCTACTATCACAAGGTTCCACTTGATGAAGGCGGGTTTAGAATTGATGTATGTACTGTCGCAGACGGTATAATCATTAAAAAGGTTGAAGGTATTATGCCAAACCTTTTCCCATTCGTTATTTTACGCCAACACAAGCAAAGACAAGACTTCTGGGGTATCTCAGACTCACAATTGATACTACCAAATGTTAAAATGATTAACAAAGTGCAGTCAATCATAGGAACTTTAGCTACTTTGTACCAAAATCCACAAAAAATTGTGTTTGAAGGCGCAGGAATTGACCCAAGAATCGTATCGAAGTACGGAAATGCGTTCGGATTGGTGTTTTTATCTAAATCACCAGACCTACAAAATGTCATTCGTAATGTCGATGTGGCTGAAATACCACAAACATTACTCGCATACATTGAATTTTTGAAAGCAGACATCGAAGACTTTACAGGTATGACAGATTTTGCAACAGGTGCAAATTCACGCTCAATACAAACATCAGGTGGAATACAGTCAATGATTCAGCGTAGTTTAGTGGGTGACCAAGATGAATTTACATTGTTTGAACAGTTTTTAGAAAAATTAACTTATCTATTACTACAAAACGCAATCGAATATTACACAGATGATAGATTGATGCGTATGCGTAATAGTAATCCTAATAGTGATGGAGAGTTTGAGTATGTACCATTTAAAGCAGGTGAATTTACAGATTTAGCGTGGGACTTTAACTTAGATATTGTTAAGAAGATTAGACATAACGACCAAACAAGACAAGATATAATGAGAATGTTGTCTGAATGGCAGTTACAGTATAGTCCAAACTTACAACTTGTAACACCAGAAGATATTGTTAAGGCATTTGACCCACCAAATAGAGATTCAATACTCGAAAGAATTACACAAGATAAGAAACAAAAATCATATGATACCGCAGCACAAGTGGTACAAGAAGTCGTACAAGCCCTTAATAGTGGCTATGACCCAGAGATGGTAGCTGAAATTGTCTACAAGATATTGAACCCAGAACAACAAAAAATGGGAGATGTACAGAAAAGACAACAAGGCATTAGTAATAATTAAAAAAAATAAGAATAATAAAGGTGACCGGGGAGTGTGGATTCCGACCCACATAACAGCGAGTAGCCATTTCCCAAAGCTTTAGGTAGTCGTCACCCTAGAGTTCTCAAGACGGAGGAGAGAATATGAATAAACAAGAAGTAAACATCGAAGCAATTGAAAAAGAGCTCGATGCGCAGTTTGCTGTCGAAGAGCCAGCTTCTGAAGAACCGGTAGAAACTACCGAAGAAGTTTCTGAAACACAGGAACAAGAACCTGAGGTCCAAAGCGACCCTGAAGAAAATGTAGAAACAGTCGATGAAGATTCTACTGAAGAACCAGAGACGGAACCTGCAGTAAACGACCCTAATGAACATAAGCGTAATGATGCGTTTAAGAAACTTAGGGAAGAGCGTGATAAATTAGCAGAATCTGATAAGTTTTTAGGTGAGCTAGCTACTCAATATGGACTTACAAAAGAGCAGTTAATCCAACGCTACAAAGATGAGGCTGATAAGAAACAGGCTCAAAAAGAAGGGATGACACCCGAGCAATATAAGAAGATGAACGAACTTCAAAAAGAAGTCGAGGAAATAAAAGAAAACCGTAGAAAAGAAATATTCAACTACGAAGCTCAAAAAGTGTCTGATAAATTTAACCTTTCTGATAAACAAATGGTCGAGTTATTCGACTACGCTAGTGCAAGTAAGATTGATATATTAAACAATCCTGCGTTACTAGAATTTGCTTATCGTGCAAAAAATTACGATAATGCCGTCGAGCAAGGCAGACAAAAACAGCTCGAAACAAGTAAACAAAGACGCGCAAAAAGCGTCGGCCAAACAGGTACAAAAAAATCTACTGTTCCAGTTGACGAAAGAAAACTAATGGAAGCAGAAATTGATGCGTATCTCAAGGAGCAAAAAATTATAAAATAGGAGATATAGACAATGGCACAAGAAAAAATGGTTGGTTATGGTGCGGGTACTGATGCCTCAGGCGTTTCCCAATCTGGAAATAACCAAAGCGGTGTAACAACTAAGCCTGATGCTTATTACGATATGTTGTTACTTAAAATGTTGCGTCAAATGGAATTTCATTATTCAAAATACGCAATCCAAAAATCTTTACCTAAAAACTATGGTGAAACAATTAACTGGAGAAGATTTAAAAAATTAGAAATCGCTTCAGACCTAGGTTTATTAACTGAAGGGGTAACACCTGAAGGTAAAGGTGGAATTAGTGGGGAAGCAATTACTGCTTCAATCAAACAATACGGGGAAGTAATGTACTTCACTGACTTGGTTGACCTACAACAATTAGACGATGTAAGAAGAGAATACACAATTGAACTTGGATACATCGCACAAGAAACTTTAGACACAATTGTAAGAAATACACTTGTTAACGAAGGTTCTGTATATTTCGCAGGTGGTGCTACAGCATTAAGTTCAGTAGCTGCAAGACCATCAATTGACGATTTTAGAAGAATTTTATTAGGATTTAAAAAAGACTTCGTAGGTGGAGCAAGAGCAGCTGGTGGAAAATATGTTGCTTTAATCTCACCAGAAGTTATGTTTGCACTCTTCGATGACAGAAGAATGATTCAATATATGAGCTTTGGAAACAATAACGCTCCATTGCAAGATGGTGTTGCAATTGATATGTTCGGAATCCGTTTCGAAGAAGTGTTAAATGCACCAGTTATTGGTGACGCTCACGACTCTATCGTATTAGCTGAAGAAGCATACGCAATCACTAAATTACAAGGTGAAGGAAATGTTAGAGTTATTACTAAAGGTTTAGGTTCTGCTGGTGTCTCTGACCCACTCGACCAAAGACAATCAATTGGTTACAAAATTACAGGATTCTCTGCAAAAGTATTGCGTCCAGAGTCAGTAGTTAACTACTGGTCAAAACCATCTGCTGCATTAGGTTCTGGTGCAAACGCTGAATCAAACTACCAAGTTGCTGCAGGTGCTCAATCTGCAATCAAAGGTGCTATCAGAATATTATTTGATGTATCAAGTGGTACTGATGTAGTATTATTACAACAAGATTTAAGTAAAACTCTTGAGGAAGCTGCTGTACTCGCTGGATTTACTTTAGGAGCATCTAGTACAAATGCTAGCGCATTAGCTGTAACACATCCAGTTACTAGTGTTGTTCAATCTTTCGCACACGATGCAGCTTCATTCCCAACAATTGAATCACTAATCTCATCAGGACACGCAGTTAGCGGAAATATTGCTGGCGCTCCAGCTGAAGGAGAATTAAGAACAATTACAGTTGTAACAACAATTGCAGCGTAATAAATTAAAAAAATAAAGGAGGTATAAACCTATGGCAAAAGAAAAAGAAGTAATCACAGCTGAAGATGTTTTAAAAGAACAACCTTCATCTAGTGCAGCGGTTAGAGCATCTTGGAAAGCAGCGTTTGAAGCTTTCGCAAGTTCTGAGAAAGTAGATATTCTCGTCCCTGATGTATATAGAGCTGCGTTTGGTGACCCATTACATTTTAGTGTTAACGGTATTTCAATTATGATACCGATAGGACAAAAGATAAAAGTCCCAAAACCATTTGCGGACCACGCACAACGAATGATGAAAGGAGCGGTTCTTTCTAAAAATCAAAAAGCATTAACGCCTGAGGAGCTATACGAAGATTAACCTGAAGGGGTACCGAAGGAGGTACCCCTTTAATTTTTAAGGAGGTATATAAATGAACATATACGACTTTACAAACTATGTCAACCAAGATGTTGACGATACTTTCACAATAGAAGAAGTTGCACGCTTTTTTAATAAAGGTGTTGCACAATTCAACCTCATCCCTCCTGTTACGAAGTTTCCATTTATCAATATGGCAATTGTAGACACAAACACTTTAAACAATGATACTACTTATAAAGTAACTGAAGAGAAAAATACATTTAATGCAACAACAAACTCTTTTGCAAGTACATCAACTTACGATGAAGAGATTGGTGCGTATGTAGATTACCCTTTGTCAAATAACTTTATACTTGGTGTAATGTTACCTTATGTTGTATCTGCAGTTAAAGGACAGGAATCTTCTATACAAGAACAAAGACTTACAATGCAAGAATTTATGAGAAACGCGATGCAGTTTAAATCCTCTTTAAATGTTAAAACCGGATATCTGGTTGACGGCGAAGGCAACAGAGAACTCAGCCAATATAAATTAGGAGAAAATGTGTATATCAGTGATATGACACAATCACCGATGGCTGGTCCTTGGGGTAAAGCATCTGTGTACAAAGAGTATGTAGTTACTCAAAAGAAAGACGGTTCAACCGTTAAGTATGTTGATGACTCTCTTGTAGACGAAGATGTTGAAACAATGGCAGAAGAGGAGAAATTCTAATGGCTAAGTTTCCATATGATGTCAATACCACCAGACGAATTATTGATGTCTATAAACAGTTTCAAGGTGGACTTAAAACCGTAGATACAGATGATGCACTCGGTTCTGTCTTTTTAAGACAGGCTGAAAATATATCGTTATCTGAGTTTGGATTTCTAGAAAAACGCTACGGAACAATAGAAAAAAATTTAATAAAACAAACAAACGGCAAACTTCAAGGGTATTGGGAGTATTTAGGTTTTGCTATTTTTGTTATCGATGGTGTATTTTATTATAAAGGTACAGGAGATGCTGTACAGATACAAAGACTTTATCAAGAGTCTACAGATTTTTATGCACCTGATACTATTTTTGGAAAGGAGTGGCGTTACCCTACTGTTTTTGGTAATGCGGCAAATTATACTCAAGTAACTGGTTGTGAATATACCGCTGGTTCAGTAACTATTTCGCAAAGTGACCAGTCAACTCCTATAAATCAAAGAGGCACTTGTGGTGAGGGGGAAGACGCAAGTACAAAAAGTAATTACACTATTTGTACAGTTTCTAATGAAAATGACCCTGTTCCAGAGGGAGTTACACATCCTTTTTATTCTTGTCAAGTTTATTCTGCTTCTGATACAACTTCAACTGCTAAAGTTTATACACCTAGTTTCCCAACAGATAAAGATATGAATGCAGTTAATGTTAACAATGTGTTGTACATTTTTACAGGTAAATACCCTGTTTATGTTAAGATAGTTGAAAATGTACCACGATTTTATGTGTTTCCTATTACAATACCTACCTACGATGAGATTGTAGTCACAGGACATAATTTATTAGAAGAAGATTATGATGAAATTTATTATCAAACAAAATCAGACATACAGTACACTAACCCAGGTGTTTCTACTAACACTTATGCACAGCTAACAAACATTCAAACTAATCCAGGATTTTTTGCAGTTCAAAAAGAATTGGCAGCATCACCTGAAGAAAAAAAGTTTGCACCTCAAATACCTTTTCAAAATAATGGTGAATTACATTTTAACTTTAAATATGCTTTTAACCCAACTTACTTAGAAGAATATGATGCAGGTAACCAAGATAGAATTTATATATTAGATGTTGACAGTGTAGCTTTCCGTACTTCTGGTATAGGCGCTGATGAGTATGTTGATTCTGACCGTGGTTCAATAGAGTTTACTCCTGCAAATAATTACACAGGCACTGATGAACTAATCGCTGCTGTTGAAGGAGCAATCGTTAAAACACAGATTACTACAGATTATACAGAAGACCCTGGCACTCCAGGAAATAAAGACTTTCACTTTTATAATAACACAACTTTAGTTTCAAGCGATAATACTTTTACAGATATTGACTTTTCAATAAATATTGATTCACAAAGGCACCAAAGAATAAATAACTTGGGTTTAGACCTTGTTCCTAAAGATGATTTTCAACAAGGCGATGTATATGAGTTTAGATTATTAAAACTTGCAAATGCGGCAACAGGAGCGACAGAACCTTTGTTTATTCCTAGGAATGGAGATGATATAGAGGATTTTTATTACAGTAGTTTTGCGGAAGTTACAAGTATTCCACAACCGTGGGAAACAACCAACGAGTATGGATTTAACTTTTCAACAGACCAACCACAAATAACTATTATACCTATAGATGCAGATGGTAACGAGTTGCCTAGTCGTAGACAAAAAGTAACACTAAGCTCAAGTACTTTAACAAGAACAACTACAGGTTATAGATTTACAGTACCGACGCTAATTAGTGGTAGTAATATTGATAGTTATAAAGTTACTTTTACAGGGGCTTTTAATGCAACAAGAAGAGTTCTTACATCAGGTACAACAAAAATACCAGACCCTACAACTGTTTATAAAGAGTTAGTAAAAATAGAGGCTCTTAGTGACCAAAGACAATTAACAACAGCTACAAATATCGGACTAACATTAAACAATTTACTTGCTGGAACTTATGATTTTAGATTAAGATATAAATTATCAAAATTTACTTTAGATTCAGAAGGTGTTTTAAATCTAGAAGATGGTGATGATGGGGTTGAATATACAGATGTTTTCTTTTATAACATACCTATCACAGCAGAAAAATTACAAGACATACCAGGACAAACTGCTGACTTTTTACCAAAGTTAAAACCAATATGGTCTTGTAATAAAGTAATGGAACATTATGGTAAGTTATTAGTTTGGGGTAGTACAGAAATGCCAACCGCAATTTTCTACTCATTCCCAGATAGACCGACTTACTTTCCATCAAAATTTTATTTAGATTTTACAAACGATACCAATCAAAAAATTGAAGCAGTGACACCGTATATGAATATATTGGTTGCACAAACCGCTTCACAAACTTGGGGTATAAGAGGTAATTCAGGACTTATTGATGCACCTGCTCCATATGTGCCTTTTGGTATTAACTCAACGGTAGGAACGATTTCGTATAAATCGGTTCGACCTGTGCGTAATCACTTGTTCTTTTTATCAAAGCAAGGGGTGATTGCACTCAAAAGTTTATATGCAGCGGACGAACAATACAACATTGATTTTGTAGACAGGAGTATAAGAAATATTGTTCCACAAGATTCTGAAGCTGTAGGGATACAATTTGACAATCAATATTGGTTAAATTTCCCAAATAATAGTATAACATTACGATGGTACATAGATAAAAAAGCTTGGGTAAAAGATGTATACCAAGGCTGGTCTGATTTTGACGGTGTATTTAAGTATCAAATCGCAGACGGTAAATTAGAGTTTATTACACACCCAAGTGTTAAAGATGAAGAAAACGCTAATAGAGGAATTTACAAAGTAGGCGCTGATTATAATATACCAACAGATTTATTTGCACCTATAAAGGCTAAGTTTGAAACAGCTTTTCTCAATCAAAACTATCCATTCCATCCAAAAAATTACAAAGAAGCCAAACTTGACTTCACAGTACAAAATGAATATAACAAAGGTCGCGAAGACTTTTACGATAGTGCACAAGATGCAGACTTTGGAAGACCTGAAAATGATGAAGTTACAATTACTGTTCCTCAACCTTTTCAAAAAAATCACACATATCGTATTGCGTTTACTATGGCAAGTACTAGCAGTGTAACACATATACCTTTAACTTCTATTTCAATAGAAGGGCAAACTAATTATGTTACAGGACTTACAGCTGTTGGAACAAAAACTTGTAGTAGTGACCCAGAAATAAATACAACAGAAGCAGCGTGTACAGCAGCAGGAGGAACATTTGCAGTTCAAAACACATTGACTTGGGATTTTAGTATTACTAACGATTATCAAGAAGATGCGACTACTATAGATTTCTCTGGAGAATTTAGTTCAAATATTGCACAAGATATTGCCTCAATTATTATCACAGATATAACTTATGATGACACACTAACATTTAGTACTTATGTTCTTTCAGAAGATATAACACTTAACTTTGATAATTACAGTGGGTATAATCAAGCAACTGCTGATGTCGATTTAGATTTAAAGTTAAAAGGACAACTTGGAGATTGGCAATTTGGTGAGAGTGACTTCGGTAAAAAAGTTACAGCTGTTAAAACTATTAAGCTGTCAGGAAAAGGTTATAATGCCAAGTTATATTTAGAAGACTTATCAAAGTCAAAATGGACGCTTGAGTCTTTAGGATTAACCTATAAAATGAAACGAGCAAGGAGTAAATAATTATGCCAATAATAAGTCAATTTAAACAATGGCGTAATGGTGAAACATTTAATGCACGAGATTATGTGTATGAAAGAGACACCATAGTCAATCAACTCAATCGATTGAGTACACTTGTTGGAGATGGAGAAACATCTGACACTTCAATTACAGTTGCAGGTTTAACTGCTACAGGAACTTTAAGTGCAACTACTGTAACTGCAAGCGGTAGTATAAGTGCAGGTGATGATATAAGTGCAGGTGATGATATAAGTGCAGGTGGTAATCTCACTGTAACAGGAAGTGTTACCGGAAACAGTTTAACTGTAAACTCAATAACAATGGGGGGTGACACAATCACAGACTTTGCAGACACAGGAACATTAACAACCTTGAGTACTTCCGAACCACAATCAAGTGATGGTGAAGATGGTCAAGTATGGATAGAATATTCAGAATAAGGAGGAAATAAAATGGAGTACGAAAAATTAACAAAAGCAGAACTTATTGAAAAGTTAAGAAGCTTAAGCCACTTGGCTGAAACGGTAAGAGTAAAAGACTCGATGCTCTCTGAACTTAGAAAAGAAATGGAAAAAATGAGAGCAGCCAAAGAACAAATAGAAAGCCAAGACTTACGAAGACTTATCGAAGAAAACAAAGAAATTGTTTTAGAAAACAAAGAAGCATTTGCAGACCTAAGATATGTTCTTCAAGTCTTCCAAGGTTTCATAACTAACTTCAATAATAATGCAAAATTGGTTCAAATATTATTACAAAAATATCTTAACGGAGGTAAATAAAAAATGGCAAAAAATGCTAAATATTATGCTAAGATAAGCGGCAACTGGGAACAACAAAATTTTGAAACAACAGCAACACAAGTATCTTTTACCGACCAAGGTACAGGGATACTAAACGGAAAAACAACTGTTGAAGCAGCTCTTGAGCGTATTCACGATATGTTCGGAGTAAACAGTGGTTTTGCAACACTTAATGCTTTAGGTAAAATACAAACAGACCAACTTCCGTCTTCAATTACTGGGGGTATGAGATTTGTTGGTGCATTAACTACAGCACAAACATATACATTCGATAATATTACAAGTGGTACAGTTGGTACAGCAGGTAAATTAACGCAAGTAGGTGAATACCTTATTGCTGCGGAGGCTGTAGTTTTATCAAACTCAGGTTCAACAGTTCAAGGTAGTTTACAAAACTCAGTTGGAGATGACGGAACGGTATCAGGAGATACTGTCAATAATTCAATAGGTAGCGATGGACTTTCCCTAGAAAAAGGTGATTGGATTGTATGTACAGCAATTGATGTATCAAGTAACACAGTTACAATCGCAATTATAAATAACACATATCAAGATGCAGATTCAGACTCAAAAGGTATTGTTACACTATCTAGCTACGCAGATGGTGATGGTTTTAATACTTTATCTGGTAATGGTGTAATTACTGAAAGTACTTTGAAACTTGCAATTGAAGATAACTTTGGCGGAGGTGCAACAAACTTTGCTGCAGGTAACCATCATCACGATGGAACTTATTTAGAGTTCAGTGGGGGTCAATTAACTGGTAACTTAACACTTGGTAATGGTGCTTCTAGTGACGCTGATATAATTTTTAATTCAACAGATAACTCAGCCGCAGATGGTGCTCGTTCAAACAAAATTACTTTCAAGTATAAGCCAGCTTCTCTATCATTAGATAGTAAAGACTTAGATGTAGCTATCAATGGTGGATTAGAATTTGATGGTGAGCTTATAGCAACTGCAGATAACTGGAACAGAGAAACTTCATATGCCGGAGGCGGTATAGGTATTCCAGAAATATTTGTGAACACAGCTGCTCCAGGTAGTTCAACTGGAAAAAACGGAGATGTTTACATAGAATACACAGCTTAATTGAAGGAGGTCATATAGATGGCTAAGAACGGAAAACAATATGCAAAGATAAGTGGTTCCTGGGAACAGATAAAGCCAAGTTATGACGACTTAACAGATGTCCCTACGGATTTTAATCCGACATCACATACACACGGTAATATAACTGACGGTGGTGAGATAAACACTACAGCAGATATTGCAAGTGGTGACCACCTCGTTATTGCCGACAACAGTTCAGGGAATGATTTAACAACTTCATCAGTTATATTTAACACAAGTGACACAACTAGCTTTTTAAGAAGAGATGGTACTTTCGCAGTGCCAAACTATCCAACTGGAGGAGATATTGAAGGCGTTATTGCTGGTAACGGTTTAACTGGTGGTGGTACATCAGGAAGCCCAACACTCAATGTTGTAGGTGGTACGGGTATTACTGCAAATGCTAACGATATAGAAATAAGTAGTCAATTTAGTCCTAGAACGGCTTTGGAACTTCCTAGCTCACAAGACTTAAATGACTTAAAAGGAAATCAAGCAGGTTTTTATTATCAAACATCAAATGCTGATACATCAGGAAATAATTATCCTGCAGAGGTAGCGGGTAGTTTACTTGTACAAAAAAGTGCAGGACAAGTTACTCAAACATATGTGACATATCAAAACCCGCCAAGAATGTATATGCGTACATATTACACGACTTGGTCTAGTTGGGTAAGAGTTTTTGAGGATAATTACCACCCTAACGCAGACAAGTTAACAACAGCAAGAACCATTACACTCGGCGGTGATTTAACAGGTAATGTCAGTTTTGATGGTAGCGCAAATGTTACACTATCAGCAGCTGTGGCAAATGACAGTCACACACACGACGGTAGATATTATACAAAAAGTGCAGTAGATGGTTATCTTAATGCTAAAGCAAATTTAGCAAGCCCTGCATTGACAGGTACACCAACGGCGCCAACAGCGGCGGCAAATACAAATACTACACAGATTGCAACAACCGCATTTGTGCAAGGTGAAATTACAGATTTAATTGGTGGCGCACCAGGAGCGTTAGATACACTTAACGAATTGGCAGAAGCTATCAATGATGATGAAAGTTTTGCATCTACAGTTACAACAGCTTTAGCGGCAAAAGCGCCGTTAGCAAGTCCTTCATTCACAGGTAATGTATCTGTGGCGGGAACAATTACAGCAAACGGATTGACTTTATCAAATGACAATATCTTAGGAGTAAACCAATTAGAAATCAATGACCCTGGCGAAGGTATTAAGTTCAAGCAGGGTTCAAGTGGCGATATGACACTTGCGATTACTGACGATAGTTTTGACAGTATCTTAAACTTTAGTGGTACAAACGCATCAATTGCTGTTAATGGAACACCTGTGTCACTTAATACTCATACACACGACAGTAGATACTACACAGAATCAGAAGTAGATACTTTCCTTGCAGGTAAAGCAGCAAGCTCTCATACACACGATGATAGATACTATACAGAGTCTGAAGTCAACACACTGCTTGCAGGTAAATCGTCAACATCACATACACATAGTGAATATGTTGAAGTTGCTGGCGATACAATGACTGGCGATTTAACACTAGACCACGACGGTAGTGGTACAACAGCAGATAGTCACGCGTTAAAATTTAGAGCGCGTGCGGCAAACCAAGATTTAGAAAGAGAAATAAAAATAGGAACTGACGGTAAGTTTCAGTTCGACGGCAACATTCTTTTAACTGGTGATGTAACAACAACCAACCAAGGAAGAATGATTGACTTTACAGGTTTTGATAAAGAAGGAACTACAGACTTTTCAGATAGAGCATATATTGAACATACAATAAATACAGGCGGACACACTGGCTCTGTATTAAAAATTAGTTCAAGAAATGATTCAAACGACGGTATTGCTTTTGATACTCACGCAAGTTCACAACTAAAACATAACAGTAATATAATATGGGATGCAGGTAATGATGGTTCAGGCTCAGGATTAGACGCTGATTTATTAGATGGAAACCACGCAAGTGCTTTCTACTTAGCAAGCAACCCAGATGGTTACACAACTAACGCAGGTACAGTAACTAGCGTTCAAGTTGGTGTAGGTACAGGGTTAGATGTTTCAGGCGGACCAATATCTACATCAGGTACAATTAACTTAAGTTTAGATTTATCTGAGTTCACAGATATGACTGCAGATGTTGTTGGTTCACAAGATGAATTGATACTTCTTGACAATGGCGCAGAACGCAGAAAACTTATATCAGAAATAAAACTCAGTCAGTTTAATAATGATGCTGGATTTACAACAACTTCAGGAGATATTACAGGAGTTACAGCAGGTGCTGGTTTGTCAGGCGGTGGTAGCTCAGGTACAGTTACAGTATCCCACGCAGACACATCATCACAAGGAAGTGTCAACAATAGTGGTAGAACATATATTCAAGATATTACACTTGACACTTATGGACATATTACAGGAATTACAAGTGCAACAGAAACGGTTGTAAATACAGATACAAATACACAATTAAGTAACGAGCAGGTACAAGACATTGTAGGTGCAATGGTTAGTGGTAACACTGAATCAGGTATTGATGTTACTTATGTAGATGGCGATGGTACATTAGACTTTGCAATAAACAAAAGCCCAACATTAACACTTGTAGGTGATGCTTCAGGTTCTACAACTTTTAGTAATTTAAACAATGCAACATTAACTGTGGCAATTAACGATGATTCACATAATCATACAATCGCAAATGTAGATGGACTACAAACTGCTTTGGATGCAAAAGCTGCAACTTCAGCTATACCAACAAACAACAACCAATTAACTAACGGTGCAGGTTATACAACAAATGTCGGTGACATCACAGCAGTAACAGCAGGTACAGGACTTTCAGGTGGTGGTAGTTCAGGTTCAGTAACATTAAATTTAGACTTTAGTGAACTAACTGATATCACTTTAGATGTCGAAGGCACAAGTGAAATGATTCTTCAGGTTGGTTCAACCGAAGGTAGAAAAGCCCTTAGTGAAATTGACTTATCCGCATTTAATAATGATGCAGGTTGGACTTCAAATACAGGAGATATACTTTCTGTTACAGCTGGAAGTGGTTTATCAGGTGGTGGAACAAGCGGTGGAGTAACTTTATCTCACGCTGATACATCATCACAATCAAGTGTGAATAATTCAGGCACAACATATATTCAAGATGTTACACTTGACACATATGGACATATTACAGGTTTAACTTCTGCAACAGCAACGATACCAACAAACAACAACGAATTAACTAACGGCGCAGGTTATGTCACGGGTTCACACAGTCACTCAACAAGTAATATCACATCAGGTGAATTTAACACGGCTCGTTTAGGTAGTGGAACAGCAACAAGTGGTTATGTATTACAGTCAGACGGTGACGGCACAGCTTCTTGGGCAGCAGCTTCAGGCGGTGGTGGTGAATACGAGTGGGAATATGTAACGGTTGTAAAAGACTCAAACACATTAACATACAACAATATGGATGATGGAAATTATGATTATAAATTTGTTATACATTGTCAAGCGACAGCTACTGAAGATACTTCTCAACCTTATATAAGAATCAACGGAGATGCAACAGCCAATGAATATTCTTATCAATATGAAAGTGTAACACAAACTGCAGAATCAACAGAAACTGTCTTAAATTTAGGGGATGCAGCAGCAAGTTTAATTTACACAGGTGCAGACTTATCTAGTTATTCAAACGGTGGTTCAAGTTTTTCAACCGTTCACACAGCAGAAGTAATTGTACAACATAGTCCTTGGTCAACTTATCCAGGTAACTATACTTTAGTATTACGAGGATGGGCTCAAACACACTATGTATCACAAAGTAGTACCAGTTATGACGGAATGGTACAATCTACTTTCGTAGGTACAAAAGATAATATGTATGGAGTGACGGGAGAAAACCACAGGTTTGATTACACCCATAATATTGCAGGGTCTAGTACAAATTATAGAATTATGCGAGTTTATCGCAGAGAAAGAAAGTAGGAGGTAGCTAAATGGACAAAGGTTTAATACGAGCTAAAATGATACACGAGCGTGGTGTTATAAAAGCGTGGTTTAAAGATAATGACTGGAAAGTCAATAAAGTTACAGTAGGTGAATGGGAAACTACAGACCCAAGATGGATAGAGTACAAAGAACAAAGGGCAATCAAACGAGCAAGACTCGATGAAATAAAAAAGGCAGTAGGTAAATAATGAAGAAAAAAGTAAAGGGCGTATTAGTAGTAATTGGTAAGTGGACAGGGTTCAAATGGGCATATGACTTCCTAAAGAAATATGGAATCGATGCTCTCCTGGCACTACTCATATTTAACTTCCCGATGTATGCGGTGGCATTTATAGATGACCCAGGGTTTCAAGCATTTGCACTCGGGTGGACAGCATTCTGGTGGGGACTCGGAGCCTTAACACCAGGGTGGCTTGTAACCATCTTATTAGCTTTGTTTATTCGTTGGTTGCGAGGTTGGTTAGCACAGGCATACCGAGATGTCAAAGAGGCATTTAGAAAATTACAGCTACAAAACCAACTCTCCGCATATTTAACTAGTGAAGAAATTGATATGATGTTAGAGATGGCAAAGAAGGTTGAATTACAAAGTGAGGGTAAAAGAAAAGAATTTAGGGAGAAGCTAAGAAAAGAGCGTCTACAAATGATAGACGACCAATGGACCAAGGAGGTCGATAGCCAATGAAGTTTGTATTAAAAGATGGTTTGGTACACATAGTAGAAAATCACGGTTTACCGAATAACAGGATAGAGGGAAGTGTCGAAGCTCCAGGCTTAGAGGGTTTTACTTTATCTTGCTCTGTTAACGGTAAGGGATTTAAAAAAATTGGAAAGCGTATTGTAATACCAAAAGAAGATACTAAAAAGACAGTATTAGACCTTAAATTCAGAGCAAAAAAAGGTAATGAAATAAAATATTTTCAATCAGATGCAATACCTTTAACACACGCGGTGATACTTGGACACAAGTTAGAAGACAGGTATCCAATCGCATTGAAGCAAGTAATAAAAGAAATGAAAGAACTAAAGATAGAAATGAAAAGTCGTATGCTTGATTTAGTTGGGACATTTGAAGAAATCACAAAGAAGGGAAGTATATTTTAGGAGGCTATGATGGCAGAGTTATTAAATTATTTAGAGAATAGTACTTTAGTTGCAAACATTATATCATTTGTGGTATTAGGTTTTGCAGGTGTACTTGTTCGTTCTATTATCAAGGGTATCGGTGCCCTAGCAGAAAACAAAGCCGAGTTAGAAAAGCACGCGAACTTAGCAGGTCAACTTCGTGCAATTGCAACCATAACATTTCAATCTACAATGTTATATAAAAATGCAATCGTAAACTCTAACTTATCACCAGAAGCTAAGGAACAAGCTTTGGAAACTTTTAAGGCGGTCAAAGAAGCGTATGAAGCGTTGTTGCCTAAATTAGAAGAAAAAGAAGAAGCTCCTAAAGAAGCTCCAAAAGCAGTTGAAGAAGTGATAGAAGAGTTTAAACAAGTGGGTCAAGACGCACTATCTAAATTACGCGAACAATTAAAGTAAGGGGGTTATTATGAAAAAGAAAATACTATTATGGTTAGGCTATGTGACATTTTCTTTAATCGTACCTATTTTTATTGTTAATATTAAGTTTCCATTCACAGATTTATTGGAAGGTAAATCGACTTGGTATAAAGTAAGTATTGGTTTAATCATTGTGTTTGCAATGATATTCTTCTTCTTTCGAAATCGCATTGTTGAATATGCAAAAACATTTAATCGTGTGGATTTACTAAGAGGAATCACAATGTGGGCAGTCTATGTGACACCATTTGTACTTGCATTCTTGTTACTACAAGTCACTGCAGGTTATACTAAAGAGTTTACATTTGTTGTGGGTTGGTGGGTCGTATCCTATATGATAGGTGGTGTCTTCCACACACTAATACACAAAGAAAGAGTAGAAAAATTTAAAGAGTGGGTGAATGAATAATGTGGCAAAAAATAGGGAGAATTGCACCGTATGTGTTTCTATATTTATTATCATTTGCAGTTGTAGGGTTATTTAACTTTGTATCTGCACAGATTCGTACAGACATTATAACAAGTTCAGAATTTTGGAATAAGACTATTTCACAAAACCTGGCAAACTTGATTGTGTTCTCGACAACCATCGGACTATTTAACCGTAAGAATATGGAAGAGGACAAAGGCTACTTAGATTTAGATGCTACAGTAACCAAAGCAGTTCGCCAAGATATACAATCGGATTTTGGACAATGGGTGTTTGACAAAAATAAAATAGAAAAAAAGCGTGCATATAAAGAAAAGATTAAAGGTATTATTGCTAAAGAAGAATTAAAAGCAAAACCAAAAGATTTGAATGTATGGTATAACGGTACAGAAAAAGACAAGAAAAGAAATAGATACTGTGCAAGAAGAAACAAGTTACTTAAACTAATTGATGAAAAACGATTAGAAAAGTATATTATCTCGATGAAAGTGGATTATGACGAAATCAACCGTTCGTTTATTGAAAGTGGGGAAGCTAAAGATATAAAGAAACAAAACCAAAAACTTGCTGGACCTAGCAGAATTGTTAAGGACAGTGCACCACGATTTGCTTTAGGGTTTGCGTTTGTTGTGTTTATCAACTCGTTTATCTATACAGCTAATGTTGGTGATGTCGCATTTTGGTTTCAGGTGTTCTTCAGTTTAGTTATCTTACTCTATATGTTTATTATGGGTAGAAGCTATGCGGATGACTATTTAAAAAAAGTCTTAATCGTAGACTTACAAACACGATTTAATATTATTAGAGATTACCTAAGCGACAGGGTCAAGGAGGCACGAAATGCGAACAAATTATAGTGAGGATTTCAGAAGAAGACAACAAGAAGGCTACCAACGAAGTCGTAGTCCTTTTGAGTATGGACAACAAGTAGCGCAACGAAGATACTCAGAAATTATGGCGGGTCTTGATGCACAACGAATGAGTACTCAAAGAAGTTATGGGGATATGTATCAAGAAGCAAGACAGCGTGCAGTAGGACAACAAGCAATGGGTGGACCAACACTATCAGGTGGTATGGGACAACAACGCCGTGATTATGTGTCTGCTTTAGAAATGCAAGAACTAGGTAAAATTGGACAGGCACAACAACAAGCACAAGCTGAACTTTATGCACAAAGTCAAGCAGCTTTTAGTGATGCACAGCTCGAAGGACAACAAGCAACACAGATGGAATTACAAAATAGAACCGCTGAATTACAACTCACACAACAAAAACAGGCAATACTTGGAGACAGTTCACTAACAATAGAACAAAAAACAGAGCAGATAGAAGCTTTAGGTATGAGTGTTGAAGGTGATGAAATCAAAGATAAAACTAATTTTGACAAAGCTGTCGGATGGGCAATCGGTGGTGGTGTCGCCGTAACGGGTCTTGCAACTTGGATTAAAATTGCAGGTGGTACTGCAGTATTGGGTACTTTAGGTACTGTGGGAGGAATGCTTCTTATTGGTGCAGTTGGAGCGCTTATTATAGGTGGAGCAGCGCTTGCAATTATGAACGCACTTGATTAAGGAGAATTTTTATGGCTAAAGTAAAATACAAATTTAAACCTTACAAGCCTAAAAAACTTAAGTTTACAGCGCCTAGTGCTGAGAATGTTAAGGCTGAAATAAAGTCTTTACAAAAACAAAGAGACAATTTAAACGCAAGATTACAGGCGGAAGGTGTTGACCCAGAAACTCTGGGTGGAGAATTTGATAATAGAAACTTTTTAGAAAAGGCATTGAATTTAAAGCCCGACCAAGGGGTTCTTTTCGACTTCTTTGAAGCAATCAACCGTCCTGTTGAAGCAGTAAAAGCTGGTTTTATGGCAGGAATAGATGGCAAAGATGTTTTAGAAGAAGCTTGGAAAGGGTTATCAGGACAAAAACTTACACCAGGTGGTGATGTATTAGAAGCATTAGGTGTTGATTTTGGAGATAATCCTGTATCTGAACTTGCAGAAGATATCATTCCAGATATTATAATGGACCCACTTAACTTAATACCTAGTGGTTATTTCTTAAAAAAGTTTGGTAAATTGTTTACAAAATCAAAAGAAAAAACATTAAAGCAACTTGCAGGAACCGTATTAGATGTTGTTAATAAAATAGAAATTAACGGAAAAGCTTTAGAATTTGAAAATCTAGACCAGTTAGATGAATTTTTAAAAAACGCAGATGAAGCTACTAAAGACATTGTAAAACAACAGTTAGATGCTTTGGTTGAAGGCGGACAAGAGGCTGGAGAGTGGGCTGGTGAGGTTTACGAACAAGGCGCTAGAAGAGCTGATGATGCCTATGGTTATAAAAATAATTTTGAGCAATTAAAACAAAGGGTTGAAAAGTTACAAGATTTAAGAAAGAAAATAGATAAAATAAATCTAGACTTTAAAAAAGGTTTGATATCAGAAGCAGACCGTATTAGACAAATAAATGATGAGATTCCAGAAGCTTTTAAAGCAAGAGTGCGAGCAAACAACCAAGGAAAACTTAAAAAGAAATTCTTCAAAGAAGCTGACGGAACAATGACAGAATTAGAATATGCTACTGAAACAGGTATAGATGAAAAAGTTTTAGTAGAAATGAACTTGTATGATGATGCACAAGAAGTTGCTAAAAGATATGGGGACGAATACGAAGCAATATTAAATAAAACTTCTAACCGTGTTCCTGATGTTACTATCGTAAGAAAAGTTAAAGTTGGAGACAAAGTGTATTATGTTAAAGCAATGGCTCTTGAAGCTAAAAAAGCATCAGGCTTTTTCTTGAAAACTGCTACGCTTGCAACGAATGCAGCCGGTGATGTTATACTTACGACAAGTAATAGAGCAACCCAGTACTCTGAAGATATCGTTAATAGATTCAACCAAATTATGAATAGACGCGCTACAGGTAGAGGGCGAGGAACTACAATTCAGAACAAAATAAAAAAAGCTATGGCACAAGGTAAAAATGTAACTCTTGCAGATATTTTAAGCGAAGCAGACCAAAAAGATATGAGAAAACTTCTTATTGATATGTACAAAGATGCTTCAGGTCTTGCACCGGGCGAAAAAGCAATGATTTATTTTGGAGAAGCAGGTCAAAAAGGTTTTTATATGGATTTAGATGATGCCGAAGAGTTTCTTGATTTAAGCAGAATGAGTTTTTCTGGTTCAAGTCAAAACAGACTTTTAGGTGGTACCGCTATAGATTTAACTTCAAAAGCAAGTGGTAGAAGAAGCGGTCTAGAAGTTTTAATTGCTGAAGGTAAAATAAACACTGGGTATTTTGGGTTGTCACAAGTTCTAGAACAAAGTAAAAAAGGCAAGGCAATGGTTGATGTGACAAGAACAGCTCAGGTAAATATTTTTGAATTTTATAAAGATAGACCAGGACTTATTGGTAATTTTGCAGAAGTAGGTTCTAAGTTTATCAATTATATGAAAGAAAAATTTTCAGCATTTGGATTTTTAACATCAGAAACTGCTGCCGCTGCTCGAAGATTAAAAGGTGAAACAGCAGCACAATATCAAGCAAGAATGTTAAGGCTTTCTCATTTAAGAGATACTTTTCAAAAACAATTTCCTAACATTAAAGATAAATATTTAGCAGAGCTTGTAGAGTCTGGTGCTAGATTACAAATGGTAAACGGTGTTGAAACAATTGTTTTTGCTGATAGAACAATTTCAGTTAAAGATTACTTTAGAACTCTTGTCGATGCTGTTCAGCAAGGCAACCCTGGAATGCTTAGAAAATTTGCAAGAGGGAAAGACGATGCTTTTATAAATCAACTAAATCAAATCGCTAGAGAATTTATGGGTGGTACAAACGATGATATTTATTTTGAGATTGTACAAAAAAATGGTGTTAATGTATTAGAAGTACAGAATATAACTAATGATGAACTTGCAAGATTATTAAAAGATTTTGATATTGATGGAAGCGCAGTTAGTATATTTAAAGATGATTTTCTAGATTATGGTAAATACAATTTAATAGAAGGCTCACAGTTAACCATATCTGACGAAGCAAAAAAGATTCTAAAAGAATGGATAGACGATGACGGTAACAGTCTTTACTCTCAGTTTGTTAGTTTAAATGATGATGTACAGCGTATGCTTGTTGACGAAGGAGGTTTTAGAGAATTTTTAAATGCTTCAGGAGAAATTAGTGACACTTACCTAAGACACATAATGACAAAACAAGCTTATGAGTATATGTCTAAAAATCAACCAGGTGTCTTAAGCCAATTCGCTAAACCAGGTTCACAGTTTTTTAAACAAAGACGCTACTTAGGTTCTATTGAAGAAGTCAACGAATATTTTAGAGCGATTTATAATTTAGATATGGATGTATTTGACCCAAGTGCTTTTAGGGCGGCAGAGGATTTCTTTAAACACGCGTTTAGAAACATTGAACAAGGCAAGCTTGTGGACCTTCTTCTTCGTTCCCAAGATAAATATGGGGAAGGCTTGTTAAGAGTTGTAGATAATACAAAAGATATAACAACCCCTTTAAAAAGTGAAAATGCAATCTTTAAAGATTTTAAATCAGAGTTTCCTCAGTTAAGTAAAAACTTATCTGAATCTCAGATGGCTGCTTTAGAAGGTTATTTAGTGGGTGCTGGTTTTGATGTTGGTAACAAAGCGATTGTTATGAATAAAACAATGCACCGCGTTATAAAAGAGGCTGAAAAAGCATTTAAAGGATTAGATGAACTAACAATAATATACGACAAATTTTTAAATACTTGGAAAGGACTTACACTTATTACTCCAGGTTTCCATTTACGAAACTTATTTGGTAATATGTTTAACTCGTATGTTTCAGGTATGGACACCTTAGCACAACTTAAATATACCCGTATAGGTATGTTAGAGTTAGCTGATTTTGATGAGGCAATAAAACAAATTGCAGCAGGTACTAAGTATAGTGAGTTGCCAGAGGCTCTAAGAAAATCATATGATACAGTTTTAGAGTTCCAAAAGAACGGTTTGATACAATCACACCGTGGGGTTCGTGACCTTGAGCAGTTAAAAGAAGCAAGTGAGCTCGGAGCAGATGGTGCTGAAGGTGTTAAGAAGTTATATAATGAAGTTATCAAGTTAAATTTTAACTTAGCAGAAAAGATAGATGATACACAAAGATATATCTTATATCGTTGGGGATTAGATAAGTACGGAGACGCTCAGAAAGCGGCCAAAGTTGTCACAGATTCGCTTTTTGATTACTCTGCCTTAACTGGATTCGAAAAAGATGTTATGAAGCGTCTATTCCCATTTTATACATTTATGAAAAACAACTTTATCTTTCACTCAAAGAACATACTAGCTAATCCAAAATACTATGCAAGAACGGGTCGAGCATACAAGTACTATCTTGAAAACATTGCAGGGTATGGACCAGATGATTTACCAGATTATATGACAGAATCAATGTGGATACCAATACCGATGATGGTTACAAAAAACGATAAAAAAGGTATTGCTTTCTTAAAAGCTAACTTACCAATCACAGATTTTGTTGAACTTGTACAGAATCCATTTGAAAAAGGTGTACAATCTGTTACAGCTCCTGTTAAACTAATGATAGAAATTGGTGCAGGTAGAGATATGTTTACAGGTCAGCCAATAGAAAAATTTCCAGGACAAACAAATGTAATGGAATCAGGTACAGGACTACTATCAGGACTTAGAAATCGAAGAGGACAGTTGACTATTTTCCAAACACCTCTTGCACAAAAGATAGCAAATGATATAGGACTTCGTACACCACTTAACTTTGGTACTGTTGGTTTAGATATACTAGATACATTACTTGGATACCAAGGTCCATCATCAGGCTTTTCAGACTTTGCGGAACGCGCAGGTATTGCAAGTGTTCAAGAATTAGATAGACTTAAACTAACAGCTTTATATCAAGATTTAGAAAACCTAAGAAACTTGAAGAGAATATATGAACAAGAAACTGGAAACCAATTGCCAGTATTGCCTAGACAGTAGGAATAAAAAAAAGAGCCAATCGGCTCTTTTCTTTTTAATAGGTGTATATGACTATTAGTTGTATGATTACAAACGCTAGTGATAAACTTCCTAACACTATTCCTGC